TGGGGGCTTGTATGCGCGAATGGCCGTACTCAAGCGGTATGGCATACGGAACGGTGTTGGTCAGCCAGATTGAATTGATCGCACTGTTGTAGGCATTGATGAGCGCCTGCCCAGTGTGCAGCGTAGCGTCGCCCTCAGGATCGATCCGCCCGGTCTCCGTTGTTGCGGGAGCGTTGAACGTCACCTGCCAGTTGCCACGGAACCGCCCGCCGACATACCCGGGAGGCGGCGGGTCTTTCCAGAGATCTGGGTTACCTACCGGCGAGCGCTCAATGATCTTGGCCAGCATGTCGGTACCGACCTTCTTCACCACCTGCTCAGCATTCCCCTGGGCCTTCTCGATGAAGGCGCGCAGGTCGAGTTCGAACGACATGGTCAGGCCCTCAGCTGGATGGTCCAGGTAACGCCGGCAGGATCCTTATCGACGTGCACGACCTTCATGCCGGCGATGGTGTCCCCCATGGCCGGCGCCCGGGTGACCTCGGCCTGCAGAGCGGTTAGCTCCTGGTCCGTGGCGAGGATCAGCGTTCCGTCGATCTGGTCGAGACGATAGGAGCCGAACACGCCGCGCCCGCTGTAGGCGGTCACGGTCGGGGGGGTAGTTCCGGTCGCCGGATCGTACTCCGCCGGCCCGGTGTGCTCGGCGGTAAACTCGGTCACGGCGTCGGCCAGGTCTTCGTCGAAGGCCTCGGCCAGATCGGCGGTGATGTCGTCGCGCAGGCTCATATCAGCCCCTCACCAGATTGATCTGGTTTCCGCCCAGATACGGCGCCAGCAGGGCCAGGGCGAACGACTCGCCCGCGGTCAGCTTCTTGGCGTTGCCCGCATAGGTCTTGCTGCTCGACACGCCCTTGGCATCCACCGACTTGCTCAGTACGCCGGTTTCGACGGCCTGGTAGAGCTTGCCGGCTGCAGCTTCCCGTGCCACCTCGGCGCCGGCCTGGACCACGGCATCCGGCACTACGTCGAAAGCCGGTAGGCGTTTGGCCGTCAGCCAGGTATTCGCCATCAGCACAGCACGGGCCGGGTCGCCCGTGCCGGCCCATCCGGCGCCCAGCAGAGCGTCGACATGCGCGGTGGTGATGTAGTCGGTCATTACTCAGCCTCGCCGAGCTCGGATTTTGATTTGCGGGCGCGCTGCTGCTTGGCGTCCGGCTGCTCGACTACCTCGCCAGGCGGCGCGAATCGAGCGTCGATGATCTTGAAGCCCTGCTTGCGCAGTTCGGCTTTGCGTTCCGGCGTGACCGGATGCGGTTCATAACGAATCTGCATGTGCGTCTCCAGTGAGTCGGGGCGAGCCGGAGCCCGCCCCTATCCCGTTACTTGGCAGCGTCGCCGATGGTGATGACACCGGCGCTGGACTTGATGCTGTTGACGAACAGGTCCCAATTCGAGCCAGTGGCCAGCTCGGCGTTAGTCGGGGACTTGCCGCCGTTGGCGATATCCCAGGCGTAGCCCTTGAGGCCGAGACCGAAGTCGTAGTCGGCTTGGAAGGTGGTCTCGATGCGCTCCTTGCCGTTGCTGGTGTTGACGTTGGTGATCACCGAGCTTCCGTCATGAACGATGGCGGCGGAGTCGGCCAGGGACAGCACTTTCTGCTTGTTCGGCGTGCCGGCCTCATACAGCGCCGGGGCGTCGGTGACGATCACCGGGCGACCGAGGATCTCCACCACGTTGACCGACTGGCTGTTGAACAGCTGGGCAGCGTTGGCCAGGTTCTGGCCGATCAGCTTATGGAACACCTCGCCGGTCATCACCTGGGCGACCAGCAGGCCGGAGGCATCGCCGAACTTAGCGTGGGCTCCGTTGATAGCGGCATAGGTCACGCCCGCGGTAGCGGACACATCATTGGTGGCGGCGGCCACGTTGCTGATCGCGGCAACCAGGGCGGCAACGGCAGTGTTCAGCTGGTCGGCCATGATGGCCTCGGCCAGGTTGCGGGAGATGACCTCCAGCGCCTCGGCCGGGCTCTTCTGGATCCATGCCAGCTGGGCCGGCTCCCACAGGATCGGGCCGAAACCTCCGGCGACCTTCACGCTGTTGGCCTGGATCTGCGCCAGAGCGGTTGCGGCCTGGTTGGCGTTGTCGGCATAGCGGTCGACGCGGCGCTGGGAGGCGTGCAGGCCAGCCCACAGGGATTCCTGCAGGAAGTCGCCGTCGATGCCTTGCGGGGTCAGACGGATGGCGCCGGCAGAGGCGCCGTTGAACTTGTCGACCATCTGGGCGATGGTCTCGATGGTGGTGTTCTTCAGGTATTCGTTGAATACCTTCATATCGGACAGAGCCATTGGCTACTCCTTATGCGTTCTGGATGCGGGCATTGATCGCGGCGAGGCGCTCGGCCCTGCTGCCGCCGAGATTGCCCTTCTGGGTTTGGGGCTGACCGCCACCGTTCGGCGCACCGCCGCCATTGGCGCCGGAGGCCTTCAGGATGTGGTCTTTGTGGGGGTACTGCTCGACGAGGGTTTCCAGCGCTTCATCGAAGTCGGCCAGCTCACCCGGACGGGCGCGGCTGTACAGCTTGTTGCCGTTGCCGTCGTAGGCCACGACCTTGCCTTCTTCGATCTTGAAGGCCTGGCCGAAGCGGGCCTGAACCATGTCGGCGGGGATGGCCAGCTTCTCGGCGATGACCTTGGAGCGGGCGAAGCTGCCGCCGATCTTCTCGGCGTAGAGCTGCTGCTCGAGCTGCTCGGCGCGAGTAGTTGCCTCGCCCAGCTTGGTCTCGAAGGCCTTGCCGATCTCGGCCTTCACCTTCTCGATCTCGCCGGCATCCACCAGCTTCTTGGCATCGAGATTGGCGACCAGCTCCAGGGCTTTGTGGGCCGCGGCTGCGTCCTCGATGCCCTCGAAGGCCTTGGCGGTCTTCTCGGCAGCTTCGGCACGCTCGCGATGACTCTTGGCCTCGGCGTTCAGGCGGGTGATGGTGGCGCGGGTTCCGACCGCATCAAAGGCGACCTCCTTGCCGTCATCCTCGACGTAGACCGGCTTGCCATCTTGGATCTCAGCGTATTGCTTGCCGTCGACTTCGATCGTCTTCAGTTTCATCTCGTCTTTCCTCGGGCCATCCGGCCGCTTGCAATGGGCTATCTGGCCCGGTGACGCCCCGTCCATCCGAACTGCAGGCAATAAAAAGCCCCGACCGAAGTCAGGGCTCTAGAAATGAAAAACCCGGCTCATTGCCGGGCTTTGGTCTATTTGGTTATCGCGGATCTTTGGTCAGTATGATTCGCCTGAAGCCGTCCACCCTTGCGGAAACAATGGACTCTGGGTACTCATCCTGAAGCAACCTCTCTATGGCTATAGCGAATGGCTGGGAGTGCTCCCTCGCCTCACCTAAGTCAAGGAAGGAATTGCATCGCACCAATCCATCCCACTCAAGCAGGATCGAATCAGCGCTATTCCGGGCTTCTGCTTCTACATCGAAATCCATAACGCAGCTCTCCACAGTTCGAGATCCTACGCTATCACAACCCTCTCCCCACGCATAAAGCACAGCGCGCACAGCAACTGCTTCGTCCCGCCAGTTGGCTTGCCGTTCTTCAGCAGCACACCGGTCTTGGTTTCGATCACCTCGCGCCCGCCGCATCGGTGGCACTGGATCATGCAGGGCGGCTTGGCCATGGCGCGCACGCGCTTACGTACCCGCTCGACAGGGGTATCGGGAGCGGGCGTTCCTTCGATTACGTGGAAACGGCGTCGTTCGGTCATGCAGCGATCCTACCAAATGCCTCAGCGTCTCGCTTACGCAGCTGGTCCATGGTCAGCCACTTGCCGGTGGGCGTGTAGAAGTCCTCAAGCTTCAGCCCGCCCTCGCGCAGCAGCCTTCCGCGTTCAGGCCCGAGCACATGGTCCTGCCGGGCTGCGCTCTGCCGCTGTAGCCATTCGCCGTAGGTCGTCTCCGCCGGCACCTGGCCGTCCATGCTGGCCCTCTCTCCGGGCGACATTTCGTCGATGGGGATGCCCAGCTCGCGCCACGATTTGGTGACTGGTGCCGACGTGGAGCGGCAATTCCAATGGATCTTCCCAGGGCCCTGTAGGTACGGGATCTTGTGACCGATCGGCTTGTGGGTCACCGGCTCGTACTGGAGACGGTCG